GGATCTGGAATGATGTGGCAACGTCAGGACCAACTCCTGGGTTTGCCATGTTTGCACCAGCGGTTTCTAAAAGTTCACCAGTGCCATTTCCGTAAAGGATGCCATTGTAGTTGAATTCGGATCTTCCAGTACCGCCATAAGCGACTTGAAGATCGACATCTAATTCAAGTTTACCAACAACTACAGTACCTCGGTTTGAGGATACTGAAAGAACACGAATCTGTACGTTATCTGCAGGAGTGTTTCCACCAATATTAGCACCAGGAATGGTAAGTAAATCACCTTCTTGGTAGTAACTACCAGCAGTTGCAACAAATGCATTAACAGGAGCACCATTGGCATCTCTAACTAATGTAATGGCAGCACCAGATCCACTACCGCCGCTAGCGGGAATAGCAGTATATGTTGTATTTGCCTGTGATGGGAGGGTAGTTCCACTATTATTATTTAAATCATCTTTTTCAATTTGAACATCACCAAGAACACCTACTTGGTGAGTAAAGATGTTGTTAGTATTAACTGCATCCTCAATAAAAGTAAAGGCACCAGTTCCGTTGGCAGCACCAGTTCTATCATAACCAAAGAAACCAATCTTAGTAGTAGAACCGTTAATATAGGTATAAGAAATACCACGATCCATACCATCATCACTACCCTGAGTGATTGATACCGCATCACCTGCAGCGATGGTTCCAGAAATACCAGTATTAAGACCCAGAAGAGTATTAACAAATACAGTAGTTGTTGCAATTGCAGGATCAATCTCTACAGATTGAGGAGTTCCTGTATTACCATCAGTAAGTTGAAAATCATTATAGTACTCAGATTCTCTCAGAGATACATTAGCGTCAACTTGAACTGCAACAGTTGTTCCAGATTGAGAAATAAATGTACCAATACGCTCATAATTTGCACCATCATAAGTATAAATTGCAGTACCAACTGAAGGCGCAGAAGCAAATCCAGATGCGGTGCTAAATGTTACTGAAATAGAAGTGATAGTTCTACCACCAGTTCCAACATTTGCTCCCGAAACTGTTGATCCAATAACTACTCCAGATGGATTATCAACAGAAAGTGAGGTTGACCCTGCGACTGCTTCACTCTTAAGTGACTTTTCTGTTACGTTATCACCAAGATTAAATACAGGATCATTGACCGTCATTTGGGTCGAGTTCACTGTTGTGGTAGTACCAGCAACTTGCAGATTACCACGAATAATCAGATCACCAGCAGCATCTCCATTTCTAGGATCTGGGTCAAGAATCAGTTGACTTCCAGCATTCGTCGAAATGGTATTACCATCTAAACGAATATTGTCAAGGTTTAATTGACCAGTTTGGTTTACAGTACCAGTAATATTCTGAGTTCCATTAAAAGTAACCGCAGCATTAAAAGTTGTGGTTGAATTAATGGTTAATGTATCAGTATTAGCAGTACCTAAAGTTACGTCGTCGTCAACTTTCAGGTTATCAATCCATGCAGTGCCTGCAACACCAAGACCACCATCGATAACCACAGCGCCAGTTGAAACGCTAGATGATACTGTAGTATCAGCAAATTTAACAGCAACACCGTTATCAAACTGCCAATCTGCACCTTCTACTCTAATTTTGTCACTAGTTGCTTCATCATAACGGATACCAGTGTCTCCGTCAGTACCAAACTGCAATCTAAGATCATCATCAAGACGAAATTCTGGAGTATTTGTTCCTACACGATCTAAACGAAGAACATTTGCTACTTCGTCAAATCTAAACTCAATATCTCCAGTAGTACCAAATTCCAGTTCTTGACTGTCTTCGATTACCAGTTTACCAGTACCGTTTGCTCTAAAGATCAGATCGGTATCGGTAGTATCTGTTTCGATAACGTTTGCATCTAAATTAATATCGTCTACTCTGAAACGATCTACTTTAGAATTGTTATCTACAATAAGTGCTGAATCTGCGGTCAATGTACCATGTACATGATCCAACATATCAGTGAAATACTTACCACCAATTACTTGAACTGTGGTATTATTGTCACCAATAAAAACTCTGTCTCCACGGTTAACCTGAGTACCAGCACCAACTGTTACTGCAAGTTCACCGAATTCCAGTGAAGCAGGTACTGTAGTACCTGTACTTCTTTTGATAAGGATGGTTGATGCCATCAGAACGAACCTCCGTTAACTGTTACGTTATTTAATACATTTGTGGTTTGGAACTTTTGAGTTGTCGAATTATATACCATTAAATATCCATCACCTAAACCAAATGTATCTGTGTCAACATCTGCGAGGTTTTGAATCGTCGCAGCACCTCCAACGGCAACTCTAGAAACTTGAGGGAAAGATTGATCCCCAAATCTAATTCTAGCCATTTTAGATAGTTACTCCTTCTACTACTGTTAATACACCTTCCAGAACTCTGGATTTAATTCCATCTGGAGCTGTAAGAACCACATCATAAACATATTTGCCAGGAGTCATTGCTGAAGTAACAGCATTAGATAAAGACAACTTAACCGCCCCTACAAACGCAGGAGGTGTTATCTCGACCGAAATATCAGTCGAGGTGCTGCTTTCATAATGTTTTTTAATTTTTGATGCTCCTGTGTATCCAGTAAGGTCAAAACTAGAACCATTGTCTTTGGTTACAAAGAAATTGGTCTCAAAATCAGCACCTTGATATACAACAAGATTGGTTACCGCAGATAACATTACTGTGTTCCTACTTCATCAAGTATTTATACTACTAGCTAATTTAAGTAGTAAATCCTTGATTTCTGCAATCTCTTGTTTTACTTCCTTGAGTTCCTCAGCAGTATTTTCAATTTTATTCTTTTGTTCTAATCTTTTATTCCTTTCTGCAACGTATTGCTCAAATTCACTTTTGTTTGTATTTACAATAGCGTTTGAATATGGGTCACGACCCAGATCGCCGTGACCCTCAACAGGAATTAAGCCAGTGCTATGCATCTTAAATCTTTAATAATTGGAACAATTGCTTGGTTGCTAGATCTCATACGGATCTTCACACGGTATTTATTAAATGAAACACCGTTAGGAGCGAAGTAACTATAGTCAATAAATTCACCATTGTTTGTTTTTGTATTATCATAAGTTGCTGTATTTAATTCAGTCCAAGCAATATTTTCTTCATCTTCATCTCCAGTAAGGAATTTGACGTATACATCAAAATCAGTTTCTGGTCTTCTTTGTGCAGCAAATTGTACTTTTAGAGAAGTACTAACGTTTTCAAGAGTAATCAGTTTAGTAATATAGTTTGCTGGGTTGAAGTCCTGAATTGAACTACTTCCTAAATCTGTATACTGACCATCATCTGCAAGGAAATATTCATTTTCCACAGCACCGTCAAAGTTTGCTACTCTATTTACAGTAGTAGTCAAACTCAATCTTTCAAGGTTAACAACTGGGGAAAGATTATCTCTTGCACTTGTAAGAGTTAATCTAATCTCACATGAAGGAGTGCCGAACATTTGCTTATCTTCATTGACTGCAGATGCAATAATTTTTGGATCATTAAATTCGTTATTTTGATTTAACGTAATTCCTCTAAATTCACTATCAACAACATAGGATGCTTGTCCAGGAGTTTCAGTAGATGCTGGATCTGAGAATCTAGAAGTATCTAATGAAGTTCCAGATGCACCTCTAAGTTCTGCAGTAATACTTGTTTCTGGGAGTTCACTAATGGTAATCGTTGGTTTTACCTGACTGTAAATAATATTTTGACTTGCAAAAACGTTATCACCACCTACAGTTTGGTTTTCTCCAGAAGTTCTTACAATATTACTTAAATTGATCTGATAACTATCAAAGGTAATCCACTCTAATTCAGTGTGAGTTTTATTAATTAAAGTCAATGGAACACCATCAATCAGATACAGTTCAACTTCCCAATTAGCTTGAGTATTTTTATAACCATCAGATGGGATAGTTCCAGATACCAACTCATCAGTTAAGATAGTAAACGTTCCATTTGTAAGGGTACTTACATTGGCAACTTGATAGGTATAAACACAATCACCAATTCTGATAAATGATTTATTTGTTGATGATGGTGCGTTTCCATTAATCAATGAAATATTAGCAAATGGATCTCTATCTCCACTTACAGTGAGAGTTGTACCTGGAGTTCCAGACCAATTATCAGCAAGTTTAAGATATTTCTCAGATGAAACACCTTTGATAGTTACATACGAAGAATTATCATGATGACCATGATTTACATGGTGTACTTTGATTCTTCCATTATTGACATTTAATTCAATTGGGTCTCTTCTAAGTTTATTATACTGTAAGTTTCCTGAATTATCATTTACAAAAGTAACTACAGCGTTTTCATTTGTCTTAAATGATGCCCTATACAGAGTAAACTTAAAGTCCTGAAGATCCGAAGTTGTCCAAGTAGTGCCGTTTTGAGATTTAAACAGAACACCCAAATAAGGTTGTTTTGTGATCTTGTTTCCTGACAGGTCATTTTGACCCATTTCGGACAACCAAACTCTATATTCAAGAGATGATGTCAACAGAACAAAGCAGTACTCATCTTCATCTTTGAGATAAATTGGGTTTTCAAATTCAAATGTAGTTGGAACTGACGCATCATCTGAGATATTAATTTGATCTGGATTTACATCAATGCTTCCATATGACTCTAATCCAGGAACACCATTTACCATATTACGAATTTGAAGTGTAATAGGTAATCTCTTATCTTTAGTTTGGAAATAAAGGTCCAGTTTTGTAATGAATACTCCATCTGGTTCATTAACAAGGAATGATTGAGCAAGAGGATCTCTCCATGTTCTAGTTAATGTTCTGGTATCAGTTACTTGATCTCTAACAACATCAGCGTTTCTAACTAAGTTAACTTGTAACTGCTTAACATTGATAGTACCAATAGCAGAGTAAATACCTTCTGCACTACTGTCAGTAATTCCAGGAATCTTAGTGTTTTCTGGGTCACCAGTAAACAGCATTGTTTGCTCACCAGTTGGCCATCTTGGGTTAGCATCAGTATTTGGATTTGGAATATAGAAACTATATCTACATTGTCCCTGTTGATCAGTGATCAATGCTGTAGACGATACAGTTGCCTGCGCTCCACTTTGAAGACCAACGATCACATCTCCATCAATTAAGTAACCACCAAATTCAGATCCATTCAATTGTTGCATTGACTCAAGATCTAAATTTAAATAATCACTAGTAACTGTGTATGAAGTTCCAGTTTGAGCGAAGGCGTAATTTGCTCCACTAGATGCTAAAGTTGCAGAATCTGGTGCTAACAACGTTGCAAGGAATTTGGTATCTCTAATATCACCTACTGACTGTCTCTCCAAACTTCTCATAGTTGTAACGAGTTCGCCAACTTGGAATGCTACCGATCCACTTTCCATTGTGATACGAACAATCTTTGGTGTGCAAAGTGTCTCTACTTCACGATCCCCGAAGAATGGATACATTCTAATATTTGGTTTTACTCCACTTGCACGAATAGTGATATTTCTAGATCTTAACCAACGAATGCTCTTGGTCTCAATCGTCTTATCTTCTTGTACTTCTCTATCATAACGAGCATTAACTGTAGTGGCAACACCAGTTCTGGTTTGGTGTGTAACGGTTGTTCTCCATGGCCAACCGCCCCACCACCACCAGTTCCATCCCCACCAACCCCAATGCCACCAGTGACCCCACCACCAGCGACCATGCCAATGACCCCAGTGAGTTCCTGACCATTGAGTTTCCCAAGCACCCCATTCTGTGGGAGCAATACCAGTATTAGGATCCGCACCTTCTGCTTCAATAGTTGCTAAGTAGTCACCTTCTACCTCAGTAACTGCTTCTGGTACTCTTTCCTCATCAAACCAATCGTCAGATGCTGGGAAGATATCAAGAACACCTTCCCAAGAAATAACTTGGAATGGATTAACGTTCTCAATTACCGCAGCAAATGGTTGATCTACAAATACCTTGTGATCATAATCAAGCATTACATAAGATCCTTTTACAAATCTATTGTTTACATCTTTTCTTTTCAATGAAACATTTTTAGTGTAATGCTGTGGTCTTAAGTTTCCTTCTCCAGTATCAATAGAACACTTATAGTTTGGATGGAAAACGTCTCCAGAATCATGGGTTTTAAAGTTATCAACCATAAAACCATTTTTTAATCTATTGCTGCCAGTGCCATCATCTATGAACTGGTTAGCAGTATCATTTTCTAACAAACTTAAAGCAGTATAATATTCAATGTTATTTAATCTTGCTTCAAGTTTTCCAATATCTTTCATCGTATATCTCTTGTTTTCAAAACGAGAGATTGTAATATCATTCAGATCTCTAACATATGCTGGCATAGAGATCTGTAAGAAAGGCATAGCATTTACAATGCTATCTTCTGGTGCAGTTGGTTGAGGAGCTGGAGTGCCTTGCTTAACTACAAATGTACCAGAAGATGAAATATAAACTTTATCAATTCTAGGTAAATAGTACTCAACATCTGCAATTGTAGATTCTGTTGGGAACAGATAATCACTGGATGCAGTATACTCGTTACTAACCGTACCTGAATATGCACTCAGTTCGTTATTATATGTAATTCTGGTTACTGTAAGAATAGTTCCTGCATGACCAGATAATCCTACAGTTTGTCCTTCTTGGAAATTTAATCCGCCAGTAATATTTGATACTGAAGTTACTACACCACCAGAAACGACTACATCTGCGGTTGCACCAGTACCGCTTCCACCAGTAATAGCGACTCCAACATAAGTATTGTCTGGTTGATCAGTGGTGTTGTCAGTAATAGTAAGACCAAGAATCTCACCTGCAAAACTTCTAATTTTTGCATCATCTAAAATAAAAGGATTTCCTACTTGACCTGATGTACTCGAATTAAACAGTTCTTGCTTATTAATTCTCCAGTCAATAAATTCAGAAAGGTAATAATTGCTACCATTTCTTCTATAAACTGGAATATCTTTTAGTTCAGAGTCATAGTATGAATTGATACTGGAAAAGATTCCATCATCATTTTGATCTTTGAAGTAATCAAACACAACGTAAATATCACCAGAGATAACACTCTCTCTTGATGCTTTTACTAAGTAAGAATACTCAAATACTTGATCTCTTTGTCCATCATCAAGAGTATACCTCTTTTTGATGTTTGGAGCGCCGTTATTTTCTACAGTTGCAATAGATCCTGTTGATCCTGCAGCATATCCATAAATTTCCTCGTTTGCTACAAAATTAATAGAAGTTTCGTATACAAAATAAACGGCAGTTCCAGATTGTGAAATTACTCTACCTTTTGCACCACTACTCTTTCCTACAAAAATTTCATTTGGTTGTAGTACAGTTGCTGCATTTGTAAGAGTTACTTTTGGTACGATATCTGTAAAATTACCAGTTGCTGCATTGTATACAGCATGAACCTTAGATACTCTAGTAACACCTAAATTTAACTTGTAATTATTTACTTTATACTTATTGGTAATATCAGATAATTTTAAAACTCTCATTTTTTCATGAGAGATTAACTTAATTTTAGGTTCTGAAATAGTTTCAGGTCCTATGATTAAATAATTCTTTGCAGAAGTTGGGGCAGTTCCACTGAAAGTGAACGTAGCAACTCCACCAGCGATAGTTACATTAGAAATTGTTCTTGTAGTTGAATCTGCATCATCTGCAATTCTAATAGTATAATCACTACCATTTGTGCTGGTAAATTGTCTAGCAACTGAAATTACATTTGAATTTGCTGTTGTTTGACCAGTAATCTTACCAGTAGATCTCTGTACAATCTCATCACTAACTGACTTCATCACCACTTGAGGTGAGAATGCAGGGAAAAGGTGTGGAATTGGAGATCCTTCAATACTACTAATAGTTCTTACTGAACCTCCAGATGAAGTATTATTTCTATAATCAATTGTTCCACCAAGACGTACTTTATCTACATTACCTTCGATAGTAAATTCGTCTTGAACAAATTTGATATTATTAATACGAAGAACAATATCAGTTCCTACTTCTTCGTATGATCTTAAAAGACCATATCCAACTACTAATGAATTAGTATCCAGCAATGGTACTGGATTGTTAATTGAGTTATTAACAAATGAATATGAAACGTGCTGAGTACCTGAGGTATTATCAACTCTAAATTCTACACCTCTAGCATCAGTTCTAATGAAGAAATTATTTCTTGCTTCTGATGTTCTTGGTTTAAAAATATCAACATAATTATTACCTCTCTTCTCTACTTCAAATCCACTTACATATGCCTTACCTGGACCTACAGAAATTTCAAAAATATCATCAGATACGGTGTTATCATATGCAGTAACAGTATTTACTTTGTAGATACCATTGTTAACACCATTATCTAAACACTCATTTTTAGCATAAGAAAAACGTTTTACTTCGTAGTCACCAGATTCGTCTGCAGTTCTTCTGGCAAGTGTTTCTTCTAATGTTTTTGCTAATTGTGCTTTCTCGCTATCTACAGTAATATCTCTCAATAATCCATTTTCAATTCTCAATAATTCAATAAAGTCAGTTACTGAATTATCATCTAATGCTTTTTTACTTAAAATTGCAGACAGTTTAAATCTATGTGCTCCAGGAGCAGCATAGTTTGAGTATCCCTGGGAAGGATCATTGAGGGATTGATCATCTTCTGGAGTAACAATTTCTTCTAAAATTTGAAGACCAATCTTATATGATGGGGTTACTCCAAACTGATCTAAAACAATCTCTTGATCTGGAACATCAACAAAGAAACCTTTTGTATAATATACACCTTTTGTAATCTTTGCTGCAGATCCTCTATAAGTTGCCCCAGAACTAATACATTTTGCAAAATCAGTATTCTCTTGAATTACTGTGTTACCAATACTAAATGTATTTTCTGTAATTAAAATTTCATCATCAGCAAATGAACTTTCTGCATTTGCATCAGATGCTGAAAGATATTTGATGTAGATAGTTGTATAACCCTTTTCCGACTGCTCTGAAGTTAGTGCTTTTACTACTTCTGCTCTAACTCCACTAGTATTGCCAACAATAACTTGTCCAACGATATAATCAACTAGTGCATTTGATTCAATGCCAAAATACTCAGTTTCAATTAAAACTGAGGTGTATTCTAGATCATACATGATGTGCCCTGGAATAACCATGGCACCTTCTTTATAAATGCTAGAACCAAATTTTTCAATCTGGTTCTGCATGATAGATTGCATTGTGGTGAGTTCTCTCGCCTGCAGGGGATACCCTGGTCTAAAGAGAACTTTATGAAAATTCTTGTTTGGATCAAAATCCTCAAAATAAGGAGGAGTGTTCAGATTAGTTGACTGGGGCATTTTAGAACTCTAGAATAATTTTGAAATCTTCGGTCTGATCTTCTGCTCTGGAAATTGTATTCCTATTATCTATGTAGATGATTTCTCCCGAACCCCTTGTGAGTTCTGAGTCCTTAACTGCATCTGAAGCAGATGCGATAGTAAATGATTCTCCGTTATCAACAATCTGACACAAATCTCCAGGTACAAAATCTTGCTTGTTGCCAGAGGTATCTATACCATATCCAACTTCATTTTCTTGAGTATAGTAAATTGTAAGATTTGATGCTTCATAGTGAACAATTCTACCAGTAGCGCCACCACCACCTTGAACTTCAATTTGGGCATCATGATACACTTCTGGTGCAGATGCAAGTGGTCCACTAAGAACTAATTGCTTTGTACCAATCGCTAATGAATCTCCAGCAGCACTAATTGATGGGGACCAAATAAGACCAACAACACTAAAATCATTACCAAATACAAAATCACTATTTTCTAATTTTGTATGAAGTGCTAATCTGTATGCACCAAGTTCTAATCCAATGTCAACTGCAATACCTTCTTTGGGGGAAATGATTGGCGTTAGAATTGCATTTGTACCAGTGGTAGTGTTAATTTGACCGTAGGTATATCCTACGCCAGGATTCAACACAGCAATCGAAGTAATGCCACCATTTTCAGAAATTGACGTAACTCTAACTGTTCCATTTGCTCCATCACCAATAATATCAAATTCTTGTCCAACTTGATATCCAGATCCAGCAGCATCAATTAAAACGTTATATACTGCACCACCATACCCAGGATTACTTTCACTATTGGTCGCAATAATTTTGTTATTTTCTACAACACTTAGATCTGATGGAATTGGAATATATTCATCGGTTTTAAATTTTTCAAAGTCATTTGCATTAATCGTATACACGTATTTCCACATGTATCCATCTGCTAAAGTAAATGGAGCATTACTTGTAGAAAATGGTTCAATAGTTGATGGTTGGTTATTATTATTCTTTAAGCACTTATAAACCCTATACTCTGAATTTACAACATAGTAATTAGTTTCATATAAATGCTGTTCAGCAGTTGGGGTTTGAATATAAGTTACAATACTTCCATTTTCGGACTTAATATTACCATAATCATGACGGTAGATATCATACGTAATTCCAGTAGTCCACTTGTTGTTTCTAATAACTGGACGCATTTCTGATGAAGGAATGCGCTTCAATCCAATGATTTGATCATAAATTCCAAAAGCAGCATCCTGATTATCAACAGGATCATCAGGGTCAGTAATTACATCCCATTGCTTTGCCTTTGCAAAAAACAACCATACCGAAGGGCTGCTGGGGGAATTTGCTTCCCCACTCTCAATAATCTCCCTAAATTGCCTAGCAAGGAGAACCCTAAATCTATCAGTTAGAATAGCCGCCATTTTTTAAAGTAGGTTTTCTTTTTATTTATAGGACTAGAAATTATATATCGACTTGTCACCAATTTGCAATGTTTGATATTCATTGACTAATGAATCATCAGTAATAGTATATCCTTCAAGTGTATCTGCCGTTGTTAATGGTGTTAATGGATCATCGAGATACAAGTAAATAATTTGATTCGTAATATCCCAATTTACAATGCTAGCAGTTTTTCCTGCACCATAAGTAATTTGAATGTATGGTTTGACACCCCAACCTACAAATGAAGGATCTTCAAATGTTTCTGCAGATGCTCCAGATAATTTCAGAATCTGATTAAATGGAAGATCAAATCCAACTTTTACACCTTGAAGTTCATCAGAACCAGAAGATGATGTTAATCTAGGTACATAAGTTGTATATGTAGCGTTGATTGCTCTTTCTGGGAAGTTGGCAGTTGCAGGAAGAATAAAACTAATCAAATTACTATCGTCATCTGGAGATTGTGGTAAATCTGAGGAAAGATCGTCAAGTTCAATAGTTTGTAGGGAAATTGTGTAAAGAGTTTTCCCAGAAAGTGGGTATGGTGAAGATCCACCAAATCCAATTATAGTAGAAGGAATTGTTCTTCTTGCACGTAAAGATTCTCTAATTCTAGTAACTTTAAGTACATCTGTTTTCCACCATCCATAGTCACCTGCAGCAATTTCAATACCAGCATTTGGAGTTGTATCAATTACTCCAGATGATGTATTGACTGACATTTTTGTGGCACTTGTAATGTTAAAGATCTTTCTAGGTGAAATTTCATTACTTTGAATGATAATATCACCATCTTCAATGGTAGCATCAATATCAGTACTCTTATAGTCATTAGAAGAACCAACAAAGATATAACCTTCAAAACTAGATCCAGATCTTGGTGCTGAAGTAAATTCAATAGAACTACCTAATAATTGGAATGCTGAAACCGAATCTGGATAAGATTGAACACCATCACCTAAGTTACTTGATGGAATTTGATATACACCATCAATAAACAGAAGTAGGTTAGCAGATACATTAATATCTGGGTAGTTTTGAACAAGTAAACTAAAGATCTCTCCAGTCGTACTTCTTAAATCAAATAAAGTATCAACACCATTAAATTGAGGTGAAATATCTTGAATAGCAATAGTTTCACCAACATAGAACGCATTAAAGGGAGTTCTTGCCTGTGGTGGTTCAAAGAACACTATTTCAGTGTATGGAGATGGACCACCAACTTCATTTAATTGATAAGAAGATCCACGAATTTGAAGTACTCCATTGACAATAATGAATAGGTCTTTGTTTGCCTCAATGAAAACTGGTTGCTCCTGTTCTGCTAAGACAAAGGTAGTTTTATCCCCGTCAAATCCTCTAAAGAACTGAGATACTGTGACTTCTTGTGGAATAATTTTCTCAACAGTAATTCCATTGCCATAAGAAAGAGATGCTTCAGTTTTTAACTGAGAACGAACTATGGTAAGAGTATTTGAAACGATATTAGTAATCTTAACTACTTCACTATTATTGAGAAGGACGTAATCATTCTGTGCAAATACCGAAGCATTATTTACAGTAATTTCAGTGTCAACATCAAGGATACCAAATGGTTCATTAGCAATTGTAGTAATGCCTGTTTTTTGTGAAGAAATAAATCCAGACAATAAGGTATCGTTTGCAACAAAAGCATCATCTCTATCTGGTACTGTTGTTTCTAATTGATCTACTACAAGGTAAATTCTATTAAATCTGATAGAAGTATCTTGCTGAATAGAGATTGTTAACGTAGATGGTGAAATATTTGTAATAGTTACGGTTTTAGTTAATCTGTCAATTGCACTAATCTCTAATTCATTATCAAGAATACTGGTCATACCAAAGGCACTATTAAATTTAACTCTATCACCAACATAGAGACGTTTGATATCAGAAACAATAATATCAAATGTTGCAGAAGATGCAACTGACCCACTATAACCAGTTTCAACAACTTTTCTATTTGTTGAAACCGATTTTTCAACAATCGCTGCTGATGATGTGGACGTATTTACATAATCTCCAATTATAAAATCTTGTGGATTATCTTTAAGATGAATTATGTTTCTACTAACATCATCAAACTGGAAGTTTGGTGTTGATGTCACTCCTGCAGCATCTTCTCTTTGATACAACAATCCAATAAATTGCCTTCCACTGACTCTATCTGGATCCACATATCTTTGAGGTGGTTCATTGAATAATATTTGTCTGACTCCACTAGTAGCAGAACTGTACGCAATAAATGGAGTTTGAATAATACCAGCGATATCAACAATATAATCTTCTGGATTTAAACTAAATCCAGCTGGGATTTCCGTAGATCCATCTTCAATCTTATAACGATACAGGTTTTCAATTAATACATGGGTTGAAGAATCAAGTGAAACACCCAAACTGTCAATGCATACAGATAATGAATCATAAGTAAATCCATAATTAAATACCACGTTATTATTTGAATCTAATTCATAATCACTAGTTGACAGTAGCATACCATCAACAAAGACAAAATAACTTTCTTTAGATGTAATACTTGGTTTGTTAGACAAAGCAACTGCAACACCAGAAGTTACTGATCCAGAAGTAAAATCGTTCGCAAGCAACGAACTAATATAACGAACTGAAATTTGAGAATCTGTAGAAATATCTTCAGAGAATGTGATAGTATCTGTAGTTAACGTATAAGAAGATGCTTGTTGATGAACACCATCTACAAATACTAACCATTTTTCTGCAACAATCGGAGCATATACTGATCCAGGGAATAGATTAGTATCTTGCTGTCTGATAGTAAATGTATCAGTTACACTAGTTGAAGTTTCTGCGTAGTTATAAATTACAGCATCTTCATTGAATTGTCTATATGTTAAAATTTCACCAGAAGGAAGTAATTCTCCAGCTTGCTGAACTGAAGTAAAATTAAACTCTTTGCTAGAGTCAATAACTGTCCAAGATGTTCCATATGATTGAATAATATTATCAAGGGATACTACCATTTGATCAATATCATACTGATCATTTTCCAAATAAGTTTGTGTAATTGGATCTAAGATTTTTAACTCAAAAGTGCTCTTTACTCCATCAAACTGACTTGAAAAATCTTCAAAAGTAGCAACTACTGAAGATTTTAATTCTTTAACGTCAGTTAGCAATCTATTAATAACCTCTACTTCATCAAATCCAGCGTTTCTAGCAATAATATAATTATTTTTTTGCTTCAATCTTGCTACAGATGAAATATCAGTTGAAATTTTAACTGTAGTTGCTGCTGATGGTTTTGCTGTGATTGCATTTGTAATTGCAGTTTTTGCAAACAGGTTAAATCCTGTTGGGTGTGCTGCTTTTTGATAGTTATCTTTCCAATTATTAAATGGTACATCGATACCAATTTCATAAGCATATTTTTGATATCTAAAACTATCTTGGATTTTTAATGCATTAATCCCAAGGAATGATTTAGAATTCAAGAATTGTTTAGGTGTTTCAATCAGTGCATTAAGTGTTCCATCACATTCTACACCAAATGTTTCACTAATGTAACCAAAAGAAGAAGAACTTGCACCAGTCACTCTATCATTGACTTTTGCCTCATAATTAGTTTTCTCAATTCTTAAAATTGAATTATTTGGTTGCCATCCTTGCTGCCTGGATACAAATCCAAACAATGCAGGATTATCATTAAATATTACTTTTTCACCCGCAATGAAAGTTGATTTTTCAACAATTGCAGTTAATTCAGCAGTTCTCTCTGCTAAAATAAGTTGATAGTAAAGTGGTTCTTCTGGTGTTGTAATATAATCTCTTGGATTTACTGCTAACTGACTTCCTGGTAAAAGTTTTGCAGAAACGGTAGAAGAACCCAGTGTTGCATAGAATGTGACAGTGCTATCTGCAGATTGTAGATCACCATTGGCATCATTATAGAATGCTCTTAAAATGAATGAATCATCATCTCGAATATACCTTCTGAAACTAAATTTAAACAGAATTTCACCGTTAGCATTAACTGTGCAGAAGAATAATTTTTCAACTGTAATTGTTGGTGCAGTACTATATCCTACTCCTGAAAAATCAACACTTACTCCACTAAAAACTTCATTTGTAATAATTGGAGTTAATACAGCATGATCTGAAGATCCAGAACCAAGTCCACCACCAGAAACGACAATATTTGGAGTAAAGAGGAATCCCTCACCTTTGTTGGTAAGTGCTACCGATTTTACAATAAAGTTTCTATTAATTTTTGCAATTCTAGGAAATACTAACGTTGGTTTTAGTGCGGGATTTGGATTATACCCATATCCTGAATTTACTGCAACAATACTATTAATTAAACCAATATTATTAGATACTGATTCTAAAATTGCTCCAGTTCCAGAAACAGATTCGACTCCTGAAATACTAGGAACAGTGTTGTAACCAAAACCACCAGAAGATAAAGTTACTACATCAATACCACCAGAAGCAGTTTTAGATATGGTGGTATACTTAATATTTGTTTGATTGTATAAAGATTCAAATAATAAATTGGTTTCTACTGGTACTTCAATAAATGAAGGTGAGGAATTTACTACAATATAGTCACCGTTAATGGGTTCTGGAGTAATATTCAATTTAACATCAATATGGAATCCATTAGAACCAGAAATTCTCATTACTAGTTCAGTTAGATTATAATCCTTAGGTCTAAGTGTAAATCTTTCTAAATTATCACTAATATCATAAACTCTTTCAATATCTAAATCAAAATACTCTTTCTGTTTTGTTGTGGTATTGGATGGTGTGTAGAAATTAACAAAAATGTTATCAGAACTTGGATCTAATTCAAAAACGTAGTTTGAGTTTTCATACAAAACTAAAGATGTTCCAATACCAGTTAAAATTGGATTTCCACCGTTATAAGCATACGATATTGTATAGTTTACTGTTTGTGCAGTAGCAGCAGAAATTGAAATGTTCTCATTAAGAACAATATCTGAATTTTGAACAGAAAGACGTGCTAATCTTTGATTAGTTGAGTACGATTGAACTCTAGCATTAACAAAAGTCAAACGATATACAGAAGTTCTTGGATAGTGTGCTGCAATGATACTATCATATGCCTGTCTCTCCAAAACCAAAGTATGCTTATAAGTCGATGCTTTAATATCAGTATTTGGTACAATTAAATTTGGATTTGCAAGTAATTGTTGCTCAGTTGGATATGTTGCTGATGTTGAAATTACAGCAGTGGGGTTTGCAGCATAAGTGTAAATATTGGTATCAAAAATTAAATCTTCAATATCTCCATCATTGTTCAATTGAACAACTGCTTGATCAAATGGTACTCCAATTGGAGCATTACTATTCTCTTGCTTCACTCCATTAAGGTACAAGTAATATTGAGTGCCAAATTGAGTTCCAGTTCCATCATCAATTTTAGTAGCAACTACTTCATACTGCTTTTCTACTCTAATATTGACAACTTTAAAGATTTCATTATCAATTTTAATAATATCGTTGATCAAAAATTCAGAACTATCAAATACATCAATTTCATCTAATAATACAATTGGATCATCAGCACTATGAGATGTAACAAATGATTCATACCCTCTTTCTACTAATGCTGTATTGTTAGTAATATCAATCTTCAACACTCTCATGTATTCATTATTAATTTTAATGATTCTTTTGTAATTTGAGAAGAAATCATTAATAGTACAGTTAGCAAAAGTTTTCAACTCAATTAATTTTGTAGATTGAGTGATGTTGTTTACTAATGCTGCTGTTTGTTGGGTAGTACCAATCGCCACAGTTGAAACATCAACACCTGTCAGTTCAGTAAACGTGAGTAATTGTGTAGTTAGATCATTATCGTAAATTACTTCATCTCTAACAGGTACATCTCCAGAAACATTTTCCAAATACGCTTTTTTATTGATCTGATCAATTGCATAGATGTCTGCAGTAAATCCATCAGCAGTTTTAATTGTTGCACCAACTCCAAATGGAATATTTTCATCTTTATATTCTAATAGATCATATAAATCAGAAGTTACTGAAGTAACGGGTTTTCCTCTAAGAATACTTACAAATCCAGCAGCACCAAAACCACCAGTATCAGAATCATCAAATGTTACAGTATCTCCAATTTTATAACCAGTTCCAGAAGAAATAACAGAAACGCTATCTACTTTAGCATCATCTGAAATTGGAACTCCAGATACTTGGAACTTACCAACATCTAATGGTTTTGGTACAGAATTTGAGTATGGAGAAAGGTATCTTTTAACATTAGTGAGATTTTCTGGTCTAATACCCTCAAGGAAGTTAAATTCTTCATATACTTCACCTGCAAACTCAGGACCAATAAAATATGGGTATCCAATTCTCTTATTATTACGATTAACCGTCATAAAGTAAGCATATACACCATTGGGATACTCTGGTGTTATACAATATCTTCCATTCTGCCTATCTAACGTAGCAACGTTAATATTCCACTTATAATCTTCTTGGAATGAACCTTTAGTATATGTTCCTAAAATTCCAACATTTCTAATTGCTGGGGTTTCTGCATTTGATTTAATTTGATATCCAGATACCATTCTAATAACATCAGAATTAGCATCTAATGGATTTTCATATCCAAATGGACCATAGATAGGTGCTCCATCTAGAGCAAAACCAATAATTGGAGAATGTCCTGTGTTTGTATTTAATGCAATCGTTTCAACTTTACCTGTTTGTGGATTTGTCAATCCAAGTTCACGGGGGAAACCTAATACTGAATATTTTTTGCCAAATTTAGTACCTGTGTCTGTAGAAATAACATTATCGCCATAAAGATATCCACCATTATTATTAAAATAATAGAAATCATTTGCGGTATTCCAATTATTGATTAAATTCCAAGATTCTACTGAAATATTAAAAATTGCTCCACTACCTGACTCGTAGATTTTTGCTACGGTATTGATATTTGAATAATTAATACCTGCATTCAATACTACATAATCATCAATAGATTTAGTTTGAGCATTCCATTGTGCATAAATTCTACCACCAAATCCTTGCCCAGATTCATCTACTACTTCAACGATAGGAGATGAATTATAACCATTACCAGCATTAACTACCTGTGCTTCTACAATACGACCATTTTCAATAGTAATTGAGGCAGATGCAGCAACACCATATGATACCTCATAGTTTGGATCCCTATCGTAGAATGACCCTGGATCGTCAATAACGACCTGTCCGATAGGTCCACCTACAAACAGATCTACAACGGCATCGAAGGGCACTGTGGTGCCCACTGGCAGTTGATTTCTAGTGATGTTGTAGGATGGGGAAATTGATATAGTAGGTTGTTTTGTGTATCCAAATCCTGGATCGACAACTCTAATTTTAGAAATTTTACCTTTTACAACAATTGCTTGAAGTGTTGCTGGTCTAAAGTTTTCTCCAGTGTAAACATTATCAGTAGGATCTTTCTCAAGAGTAACTAATGTGTTACTTGGATAACCTTGTCCACTATCTAATACATAAACTTCTTTAACGCCACCATTTACAATTAACGAAGCACTAGCACCTGTCCCAGAATTATCTAATGGAGAATCGATAGAAAGAGTTGGTGGATTGTTGACGTTATAGTTATCTCCACCATCAACAATATCAATACGCTTTACACCACCTCTAATAAAAGTAGTAGAACTCTTCCAATTGTAAATTACAGTGCCATCACGAAGAAATCCTACAGGACTGTTAGGTTGAGTAGAAAATCTAAAACCTTCTGATGTCTTTTTAAATGTTCTAGGAATTTTCTTTAAAATTCTAGCATCTTCAATTAAAACATTTTTATTGTTAAGAGTTGTAGAGGGTGCAATATCATAATAAGGCAATCCAGATGTATACAGATAAACTGCATCTTCATCAGTATATGCTGATGTTATACCTGGAAGATAATCATATCTTAACTCTACAGGCAATACATCATTGAATTGCCAACCAGAAACCAATAGATCAGTTTCTTCAATAACATCACTTACAAATCCAAAATCACCTTTTTGGTAATAAGTGTAGTTCTTATCAATTTCAAATCCCAAAACGCCAGCATAAATTACAAAATACGAATCTGGTCTATCTTTAACAGTAGCAAGTGTTCTACCTTCATACACTTTATCACTTACTGCATAATATTCTGGTAAATTATCAATAACAAAATAATTCTCTTCTTTGTCTGAATATTCTACAATACTATTATTGATTCTAAGAAATCCACTATTTGCAAATCCATACGTAGAATCTACATACAGTTTATTCTCTTGAATTTGTGCAGTAATAATAGTGAAATTTGTGGGTACAATAGTTTCTGCATTTGCAATCTCTGCTTCATATACTTGACTTGCAAATGTATAAACGTTTTCAGTAGTTTGTACTGGATATTCAGTATTTAACTGAATTAATGAGTTTCCACTAAGTTCAGGAATGTAATAATCATCTAAGGTCTGAATACGTACAATATTCTTACTTTGATAGATGGCATCAGAAGGTGCCATCAAATATTCATTATAATTCAGTAATTGTGGTTGCTTCTGGAAAAGGAACTTAAAGTAGAAGTCAATGCCACTAGGAGTTCCCTTAGATAAGTAGAAATCCTTAATTCTCTTGAGGAGAAGGTTAAAGTTGACATTATTGAGATTATCTGCTAAGATATTCTTAGGAAAATCAGAAAGATACTGTGCTCTGAGTTTCTCTAAGAAATAAAGAACATAAGCATATGATTGGTTGTATACAACTGAGGTAACACTATGGGATACATCAATCGTTGAAATATTTGCAGTAAATCCAGTATCAATGTCTAAATCATTATAAGTAAATCCACGCTTACACTCTTTAAAGACCGTGAGTTTTGTCTCACCATCTAAAACGTGCTCTCTGGTCTTATACAGGATTACTTCGTCGTTGATTTTAAGTAATCCATCATTTTTTGGAAATTCAACATAGTCAAGCACAGTGATCTCACTCTGTCCCTGTAATACGGGAGCAGTTAATGTTGCAGTAAGATCTACCCCACTATACGTGTCAATATCTACCAGATCTAACGTGCTATTAATTAAATCTAAAGGATTACTATTGACTTCTAAAAATTTATAGTAATCTTTTAAAAAATTAACTAAATTTGGATACTCGTTCGGATAGTATTGAGGAATTTGACCTCTAATACAAGACGATACTTTTAAATCGTTTAACATATCTAACTAGATACTGGAATTTGACCTACACCTGATGTTCTCGATGAAGATGATAATTGGTCAACAATAGTAGTGACTTTAACATCTTCCTGTGCGATTGTAATATACAAATCACGTAATGCAACAATATCGTTAGACGCAGGGATAACAGAAAACTTAATATAACCTGTACCGTCTACTGTTCTGTTTACATTAATCGCACTAATATTTATTTCGCCTCTTTCATAGTCAATAAACCCAATGTTCTTGCTGTAATACCTCTTTTCACTTCCATCATAGCGGAAAATAGCAAGAGTATTACTATTAGAAACTTTTTCAAAGTAGAATGTATAATTTGTATTTTCTCCTGTAATTTTAAATCCAGAAGAGATTACATCAGTGTTTGATGAAATTCTATTACCATAGCAAACTTGATACGAAGCAAAAATATTAGAAAGAACTTGTAAATTCTTTCTCAAACGAACTCTGGTAATGTTTGAGGTAATACCAGGATCAGAATCATCAATTTCTGCTACTAATTTACTGTATTTGAATTTACCATTGAATCTGTTAATGTCTTTAGACGATCCAAAGTTAAAAATAGTTTTCTTGACCAGTTCATTTACCTGTGTAGAAGACCTACGAGTTCTATTGGCATCATAATAAACATAAGAATCAAATTCTAGGTAAACGTATGATGGATCAAGAATTTCAGGAACAACAGAAAGTACGCTATAGTTCTTGATCGACTTTTGAAGTTCTTGCTTACCTGTAGTAGTAAGTTTTTCTGCTCCTACTGGTTTTGCAACGATGAATACTTTACCATACTGAGGTGGTTCAGCATCTTCTCCACCAAATACTGATAATGAGTCAAGATTAGGATATAGATCTGCTACAAGGGTCTCATAATCTCTTACAGTGACTGCTCTCTTCTGAGATGCATAGAATCTAGGAGCAAGATACTTGATAGAACTGATACTTTCAGGTTGTGCTCCTTCAACAGAAGAAATATTTGTGGTAATTACTGGATTTACGTCTGTAATTACAGTATTGTTATATTGTAATGTTCCTACAAAGTTAAATTCACTACATTCATTGCCACTATCCATATTAGTGACCAAATACTCCATAGTGATGATATCTTTATTCTTTAATTTACGTCCAAAAACGTCATCACCAAAAATAACTTCATATCTCTCAGTTTTGGTCTCTTGTAAGAAGTATACTTTATCAGCAGCACCAATTTCGGTGATGTCTCTTACAGTTCTATACGTTTGTGGGATGTCGTTATTAATTTCATCAACAATAACTCTCAAAGTTCCTACATCAGCATTCTCATTAGGAATGATAAACTTCTGTTTTGTTGATGTATCAACAACGTAACTGATATTTAAGATATTTCCTTGATAAACTTCTAATTGACTGAAAGTGATCTTCCTGACACCGTTTACGTCAATGTATGCTTCTCTTGTAGTATCATCTAGAAGCGAAAATACAAAAGTCCCCTCACCGTTGGACCCAGTAAACGCTACACCCTTCTTCAGGGTCAATACAGGGATCGATGGGGGGACTTCTATATCGACTGTGATAGTCGCTTTTGCTGCTTTTGCTGATCTAGGAGTATATCCGATCAATTTTGCAAGTGAAACGACATTCTCTCTGATAGATGCACTATCAAAGAACACCTCATTAGCAACAAGGTTAGCGTTAACTGCAGAATAGTAAGTATTATACGCTAAAACATCCAGAAGTTGAGATAATACCGAACCTTCAAAATTGTAGTCAGTAAAAGTTTCAGAAGCACGTAGGTACTCCTTTAAACTTGTCTTAATATCCTCAAAATCTAGATTTGTTACTTGGTTAAATGCCATTATACCCTTTCTAAGATAAGATTAAGTGACTGTGGATCAAGTGGTATCCCAACAATTCTATATTCGATAGTTACGTCCAGAGAGTTATTATCAATGTCGTCAACGAAGATAACTTCTAATACTTCAACTCTAGGTTCATATGCACGTAGAGCATCTTCAATAGCAACGGTGATAGTGTCACTAACAACAATGTCAAAATTGTCAAAAAGTGCTGAACTTGCAGTACTACCAAAAAATGGGCGAAATGGTCGTTCACCACGGGCAGTCAAAACGATGTGCTTTACCGATTGTTTGATGGCATCTACATTTTTAAGAAGAGGTAAGTCCCCAGTCAGGGGATTTTTCTCAAAATTAGGGTTCAGATCAACAAATTTTTTGGATACTGTTGCCATTTTACTTGGTTTTATATTTTATATATCAGGTTAACCACTCAGCATAGTCGTCAAAACCCCCCTTTCCACCACATGGTCGAGAAAGTCGGTCTTTTGGGGGGTTATTTTTCGGTTTTGATGCTTTTTTAAGGTAATAATCAGCAACTGGATTGGTAATTAGGCATTTTGTGCCGAATTCTGCCTCCATTTGAACAGGATCATAATCTGGATTTGGATAATTTGCCATTTTTTCCTCCAAAAATCTGTTTCCAGAACTTTTTGGGAGGTTGCTATCTCCAAATTTATTTATTGCCAATGGTTATTGGGTTGTTCCCACCAAAAATGAAGGTCTATTTGACTATCTTGATAGTAAAGGGAGACGAAATCACTCTTAAATGTGCTTCCAATGTTCTCACATAGGGCAACAGTATAGTAATTACCCTCCATGAATTTCTCCATTGTCTGGGTAATCCAGGTGTAATTACCACCACGGATCACTCCTGCTTCAATAAGAACGAATTTTTTCCAATCTAATAACCACTCAGCATAGTTTAGTTCAAAATCTACCTGATACTTGAGGGGGTTTTCGTCAGGAAATGGCACATTTACCGCTTCTATATGAAAAATCTCCCCATCCACGGACAGTGAATGGGAGAGATGCTGGGTTACAATACCAGAATAATCAGGAGAGACGCACAAAAAG